CATAATGGCTGTCACACTAAATGCGAGTACAACCACAGGGCTGGTTCAGAGTGCTGATACAAGTGGTTCTCTTAATATACAAAGTAACGGCACTACTGTCTTAGGTGTTACCTCTACTGGTATAGCTGTCACAGGTACACATTCTGTTAGCGGTAATTTATCATTTAACTCAGGCTATGGCTCTAGTGCAGTAGCATACGGCTGTCGTGCATGGGTTAATTTTGATGGAACAACTAATACTGGTGGATTTTGTACCATTCGTGCTAGTGGTAATGTAACGAGTGTTGCTGATAATGGTACTGGTGACTACACAGTTAACTTTCCCGCAATGCCTGATGCTAATTATTGTGTTCTTTCATCTCAAAACATTCAAGACAGTTCTACTTTTTCTCAGTTTTTTGGGGTATCTACTACTACAAACACCTCATATTCATTAAAGTCAACTACTCAGGTTCGTTTTGCAGTTCGCAATCCAATAGCTAGTAACTTTGACCCGTTTGATGTTAATGTTGCCATCTTCCGCTAATTAGGAGAAATAAATGACTCAACTAATTATTTACCCAAACGATAATGGTGGTGTAGTTGTTCTTACTCCCGCACCTGAATGTGGTTTAACCATTGAACAGATTGCCGCTAAAGATGTACCTGCTGGCAAACCATACAAGATTGTAGATGGTAGCGACATTCCATCGGATAGAACATTCCGTAACGCATGGGAGTACCAAGAATGATTACGATTAACTTTGACAAAGCCAAAGCGATTACTAAAGACCGCCTAAGAGCAGAGCGTACACCTTTATTACAAGCCCAAGATGTAGCGTTCCAACGAGCGTTAGAGTCGGGTGCTGATACGACTGCTATAGTAGCTGAGAAACAACGGCTAAGAGATATTACCCAACTAGCTGACCAAGCCACAACGCTTGAGCAGTTAAAACAAATAGAGGTTTAATATGCCAGTAATTATTGATGGTACTAATGGGGTCAATACACCTAATACCTTTGCGTTCAAGAATCGTATTATTAATGGTGGGTTTACTATCAATCAGCGTGGCTATGTAACCAACACCTCGCTAACATCAGGCTCTTATGGACACGACAGATGGAAGGGCGGTGCAAGCAATGGCACATATACCTTTACACAAGCATCTGCTGGTGTTAATACAACCATTACGATTACGGCTGGTTCTATTATTCAAGTCATTGAAGGTGCTAACTTACCCGAAGGCGGTACTTATGTCTTATCGTGGACAGGCACAGCACAAGGCAAGATTGGTGCTGGTAGCTTTGGTGCAAGCGGAATAACAGGAACAATTACTGCGGGAACAAACACTAACATTGAGTTCAACACAGGAACTTGTGGCAATGTTCAGCTAGAGGTAGGCTCTACTGCTACTAGCTTTGATTACAGACCTTATGGAACTGAGTTGGCTTTGTGTCAGAGGTATTATTACAAAATGCCAGCCCTTATTTCAGGAGATTACCTTACTGAAACAGGATTTGCAATAGCCTCAACTGCGGCATTTATGATAAACACATTTCCTGTAACAATGAGAACAGCCCCTACAGCTTTAGAACAATCAGGTACAGCAGGAAATTATCAAGTTGTAAGATGTGGTGCTGCTAGTGCAACTACTTGTAGTGCTGTACCTACAATTGCAAACGTAACTAGAGATAGAGCACAAACTCAATTTACTGTTTCTTCTGGATTAGTAAACGGAACAGCAGGTCAAGTAAATTCCTTATCAACAGCCGCATTTCTTGCTTGGAGTGCTGAACTATGATTTATAAGATGCTACCTAATTTAGATGCCAATAACCCGCAAATATTTGCTCGCATTGATGATGATGGCAAATGCCGTTTAACTTGTACAGCACAATATCCTGAGTTTCAAGCACACATTAAAGCTGGTGCAGAACTGCAAGATGCCGATGGGAATGTGATGACGGATGCTGCGGAGTATGTAAGGACATTACCATGACTGAATCTGATTTAAAACTACTAAGCCACGAAGAAGTCTGTAAAGTTCGCTACGAACAGATACACGCTAGACTAAAAAGACTAGAACAGATTCTCATAGGCACTGCTGGATTCATTATTATAACTTTATTAACTCTGGTACTTAAATGAGCAGACCACATTCCGTAGGTAAGAATCTTACTGCTAATACATTAACAACAATGTTTACTGTTCCAACTAGGAACATGGCTAAGTGGACTTTATTATATGCTTATAATGGCACAGCCTCTTCTAAGAACTTTAGAGCATTCTGGTATGACGCTTCTGAGAATGTAGAGATTGCTGTAGTATATGATTACTCTTTAACTTCTAAGAACTTCTTACGCATTGATGGACAAGCCCATGTAGTCTTAGACGAGCATGATGAGATTCGTGTATTAATTGAAACTGGTGCAACGAATGCAAGCTGTATTGTAACATTAGAATTAGAACAACGCAGTACCGTACAAAACTTTATATAACCACTAAAAGGAAATAATATGCCAATGGTCAAAGAGAAGAAGTTCCCTTATACAACTAAGGGTAAGAAGCAAGCTAAGTCGTATGCTCAGAAGACTGGTGCTAAGGTAGTATCTAAGCCAGCTAAGAAGATGGGAGCAATGCGTGGCTACTAAGCCTGGCTTGTATTTTAATATCGCAGCTAAACGTAAAAGGATAGCTCAGGGATCTGGAGAGAAGATGCGTAAGGTAGGCAGTAAAGGTGCTCCTACGGCTAAAGCTTTTAAAGAATCTGCTAAGACAGCTAAGAAGAGATAATGGTTAAGAAGGTATATCAGAATCCTGAAGGTGGTTTAAACGCTAAAGGAAGGGCTTACTTCAACAAGAAGACAGGCTCTAACCTGAAGCCTCCAGTTTCTGCTAAAGAGGCTGCAAAGTCCCCTAAAGCAGCAGGAAGACGTAAGAGCTTCTGTGCTCGTATGAGTGGAGTAAAAGGGGCTATGAAGGATGAAAAGGGCAGACCTACCCGCAAAGCCTTAGCATTAAAGAAGTGGGACTGTTAAGTAGGGTATTGACTTTTAATCAATTTTATGGTATAATATAAGATATGAACTACATTCAACTAGTAAATGACGTACTGATTAGGCTGCGTGAACCTGAGGCTTCCTCGGTATCTGATAATGCCTATGTAAAATTGATTGCTAGATTTGTCAATGATTCTAAGAGGGTCGTAGAAGACTCCTACAACTGGAATGCTTTGTCTGATACCCTTTCTGCTACCACTACAGCAGATGTGTTTAACTATGTTCTAGTAGGCTCTGGACAACGATTCAGAGTTATCGATGTTATTAACGATACTCAAAATGCTTTCGTAGAACTAGCCTCTACTAGATGGATGGATCAGCAGTTCTTAATGACCACTCCTCAGAAGGGGTCTCCTGCATACTATAACTTCAATGGTGTTAATTCCAGTGGAAATACTCAGGTAGACTTATACCCTATTCCTGATGGTGCTTATAACCTTCGTTTTAATATTATTAAACCACAAGTACCCTTAGCAGTTAACGCTGATAGTTTATTAGTACCTGAAGAGCCTGTAATCTTAGGTGCTCTTGCAAGGGCTCAGGCAGAGCGTGGTGAAGACGGAGGAGTACAAGCAGGGGAGACATATCAGTTAATGAAGCAGAGCTTAGCAGACGCTATAGCACTCGAATCAGGACGGTATATAGAAGAACAACAGTGGGTTTGGAACTAATGGCTAGTCAACTACAGACATCGTCTATAGCAGCTCCTGGATTCTATGGACTCAATCTACAAGAGTCTAGTATTACTTTGTCTTCTGGGTATGCACTAAAAGCTCAGAACTGTGTGATCGATAAGTATGGTCGTATCGGTGCTCGTCGTGGATGGACTACAGTAAACTCTGCAGTTAATACTGACTTAGGTGCTGGTAATGCAGTAGAGTTTATATTTGAATTAGTTGATGGTGGTAGTAATCAAGTGTTAAGTGCTGGTAATAATCAGTTATTTGTAGGAACTACTACGATGACTACTAAGACAGTGCGTAACACTACTAACAGCGGTAACGCTACTTATACTATTACAGCTAATAACTGGCAGGGTGCTGCCATGTCTTATGGAGATGTTACAGACTTTCAAGCTCATGTATATTTAGCACAAGATGCACATCCTATGTTGGTGTATCATGAGTTACCTATTTCTGGTAATCCTTTTAGTTCGCACGATAGCGGTACATTTGGATTTCAAAGAGTTGGAGATGATGCTGCGTTACCTTCTAATCACAGCACAGCTACCTTTATGCCTAGCTGGGTGCTATCCGCTTATGGTAGAATATGGTGTGGTGGTATCTCAGGAGACACTCAGACTGTTTACTTCAGCGACTTACTAGCTGGTACAGACTTTTTAAATGGCTCTGCTGGGTACTTAAACCTACAAGAAGTACTACCTAACGGTGATCCTGTAGTCGCTGCTGCAGCACATAATGGATATATTATATTCTTTGGTCGTAAGAACATAGCAATCTATGGTAATCCTTTAGACACAGGAGCATTAACTCTTAGTGAAGTTATCTATAATGTAGGATGTATTGCTAGAGATTCAGTACAGAACATTGCAACAGATGTGTTGTTTTTATCCGACTCAGGAGTTCGTAGTCTACAGCGAGTAATCCAAGAGAAGTCTATGCCAATGCGAGACATCTCTAAGAATGTTCGTGATGAACTAATGGCTGCTGTGTTTTCAGAAACAGACTTAACTAAGATTAAAAGCATCTACTATGAAAGAGATGCTATATATTTATTAACTCTTCCTACAACTAAATTTGTATATTGTTTTGATACTCGTGCTGCACTGCAAGATGGTTCTATGAGAGTTACGGTGTGGGATAGTATTGAACCTAAGTCATTCTTTGTAACACAAGCTAGAGACTTATACTTAGGTAAGCCAGGATATATTGCTAAATACTACGGCTACGCTGATAATACTTCTAGCTATCGTCTTGCTTACTATACTAATTACTTTGACTTTGATGCGTCTACAAATCTTAAGTTACTAAAGAAGATTGGTTGGGTATTGATTGGGGGTACTAATCAATCAGTAGCTATTAAGTGGGGCTTTGATTATAGTGAGAGTTATCAAGCTACTACATATGCTTTAGACGCTGCTACAGTATACG